CATCCACTCGCACGCAGCTTCGAGCCGCCCAGCTTCGAGCCGCCCAGCTTTAAGCCTCAAGCAGTTTGGTCGCGATAGCCTAAAGCAATGGTTCTTTGTGGCTGGTTGACAAAAGCTATGGGGGGGGGAGGGGTCTGGCTGTTAGACAAAAAGTTACAGGTGCCTCCCAGATTCCCAAAAAGCAAAACGGCCAAAACGGGCACACGGTCCAGCGGTAGAAAAAAAAAAGACTATTTGACCTACAATCGCGCTAACTTCCGAAAGGGTAAAAGATGCCAGAACCGAAAAAGCGCGGGCGACCGCTAAAGATGACGATCCAGAGGTACGCAGAGAACCCGCCTGCGGTGCTGCCGAAGACGGATCACCAACGCATCAAGGAACTGAAAGAGCTGATGATCCGGTCTGGCGGCAAGGACGTCGCGGAGAAGGTCATCCAGATTGCGCTCAACGATGACCACCCTGGTCAGATGGCGGCGCTGAAGATGTGCATGGACAGGACGCTGCCAATAGGTATGTTCGAGAAGGACAAGAGCCAGCGCAGCGCCATCACGATCAACATCACGGGTCTGGGCGAGACGCCAAAAATAGACAGCCTAAATCCTGCTGAAGATGTAGAATATAGGCAAGCCGACTCGTGAGAGCTTTTAGCGCGTTTTGGGGTGCGCGTGGCTGGACACCCCGATCCTTCTAAAAGAGGCCAACATGACAAAAGCAGCAGAACGCGCTCAAGCGAAAGCGCTTGGCGAGCGTTTTTACACCACAAGCAAGCCCTGCAAACGCGGGCATATATCTAAACGATACACAGCGAAAGGCACTTGCTGCGAGTGCATGGCTGTTGACTTTGAATTGAAAAAAGAAGCGCGTCTTAACCAGATGCGATCAAATTACGAGTCCAAAAAATCGCACTATTCGGAAAGGATGGTGCTTTGGCGCTCCGAAAATAAGCACAAACAAGCGGTTTACTCCGCTAAAAAAAGGTCTGAGCTGTTGCTGCGGACACCAAAATGGTTAGACGCTGGCGCATTTGAGCAGATTGAAGAATACTATTTCACCGCGCATATGCTTGGTATGCACACGGGCGAGCACTATCATGTTGATCACATAGTGCCTTTACGGGGCAAGTTAGTAAGTGGGCTGCATGTTCCGTGGAACTTACAAGTCTTGACCAAAGTTGACAACCAGCGAAAGAAAAACAAATTCCATGTCTGACCTTAATTTTCAACTGTTACCGTGGCAACAAGAAGTTTATCTAGACCCTCATCGATTTAAAGTCATTGCCGCTGGGCGTCGATGTGGAAAAAGTAGGCTAGCGGCAACAACTCTTATTGTTGAAAGCCTAAAGTGCCCGCCTGGCTCTGCGGTGCTTTATGTGTCTCCAACAATGGGGCAGTCGAGGCAAATTGTATGGGACTTGCTGCTCGACCTCGGACGGGAGGTGATCCAGTCGAGCCACGTGAACAACTTGGACATCACGATGGTCAACGGAGCGCGTATCTACGTCAGGGGCGCGGACCGTCCGGACACGCTGCGCGGGGTAAGTCTGACGTATGCGGTTTTGGACGAGGTGGCCGACATCAAGCCAGAGGCGTGGGAGCAGGTTATCAGGGCCAGCTTGTCAGACAGGAAGGGCCGAGGGATGTTCATCGGCACGCCAAAGGGGCGCAACTGGTTTCACGACCTGTGGAAGCTGGGGCAAGACGATCAGGACAGCGACTGGAAGAGCTGGCACTTCACCACGCAAGACAACCCGCTGATCGACCCGACGGAGATCGAGGCAGCGAAAAAGACCCTCAGCTCGTTTGCGTTCAAACAGGAATTCTTGGCCAGCTTCAGCAACGCTGGCGCCGACGTCTTCAAAGAGGAGTGGCTGAAATACGGCGAAGAGCCGGATTACGGCAGCTACTTCGTGGCGGTGGACTTGGCTGGGTTTGAAGAAGTGGCCAAACAGGCGGCCAATAGCAAGAAAAGGCTGGACGAGTCAGCCATTGCGGTGGTCAAGGTGACGGACGACGGCAAGTGGTTTGTTAAAGAGATCGAGCACGGACGTTGGGATATCCGAGCCACGGCGTCGAAAATCCTTAAAGTCATGCGCGATTACAGACCATTAAGTGTAGGTATAGAACGTGGTGCTCTTAAGAACGCGGTGCTCCCCTACCTATCGGACCTCATGCGAAAAAACAATGTCTATTCGCATATTGTGGACTTAACACATGGCAATAGAAAAAAGACCGACCGCGTCATTTGGTCGTTGCAAGGCCGATTTGAACACGGTAGAATTATCCTAAATAGCGAGGAAAATTGGGACACATTTGTGGACCAGCTTTTGCTATTCCCCTCTCAAGGGGTACACGACGACCTACCCGACGCCCTGTCATATATTGACCAGCTCGCGGTGACGTCTTACTTTGAAGACGCGGATGATGACGAATGGACCCCGCTCGATATAATCGCGGGGGTATAGCCACCGACATAGGGGTCAAAAATGGATCAAAATGAGTTCGATCAGCCGACAGAAAACGACAAGGAACTGACGGCGTTCGTCGTTGATCATTGCCAGCGTTGGAGAGACTGGCGCGACACCAACTATCTCGACAAGTATCTTGAATTCGAAAGGATTTTCCGCGGCGAATGGGCAGCGGAAGACAAGACTCGCGACAGCGAACGGTCCAGAATCGTCACACCCTCCACTCAGCAGGCTGTAGAGACGCGACATGCAGAAATTCTCGAGGCCATCTTCGGGCAAGGCGACTTTTTCGACATCGAAGACGACCTGCGGGATGTAAACCAGAACCCGATTGACGTTGAGCAGCTCAAAGCGCAGCTCATGGAGGACTTCAAGCAGGACAAGATCAGAAAATCGATCGATCAGATCGAGTTGATGGCCGAAATCTACGGCACTGGCATCGGCGAGATCATTGTCAAGACGGAAAAGATTTTCGAGCCTGCCACTCAGGCGATTCCAGGGCAACCCGGCCAAGCGGCCATCGGTGTGGTCGAGAAAAGCCGCATCGCGGTCAAGATCATGCCCATCAACCCCAAGAATTTCTTGTTCGACCCCAACGGCACGTCTGTGGACGACTGCATGGGCGTGGCGATTGAGTCGTATGTGGGCATCCACAAGATCGTCGAGGGCATCGAAAAGGGTATCTACCGCAAGGTGAACATCCAGCCAGCCGCTGAGGACACCGATCTGGAGCCAACTCAAGAGCTGAGTCAGTACCGCGACGAAAAAGTGCTGCTGTTGAAGTACTACGGCCTGGTGCCACGCGAGTATCTGACAGAGAACGACGATGAGGTTGAGGACTTGTTCCCCGATGACTCGGCGGCTGAGGACTATTCGGACATGGTGGAGGCGATTGTCGTCATCGCCAACGGCGGTTTGCTGCTCAAAGCCGAAGAAAACCCCTACATGATGAAGGACCGCCCGGTCCTGAGCTACCAAGACGACACTGTGCCCAACCGTTTGCTCGGTCGCGGCACGGTGGAGAAGTCTTACAACATGCAAAAGGCGATTGACGCTCAGGTCAGGAGCCATTTGGACAGTCTGGCGCTGACAACCAGCCCCATGATGGGCATGGACGCGACCCGGCTGCCGCGCGGCGCTCGGTTTGAGGTCAAGCCAGGCAAAGCGTTCATGGTCAACGGCAACCCAGCCGAGATTTTGTACCCATTCAAGTTCGGCGAGACGAGTTTGAACAACCTGAACACGGCCAAAGAGTTCGAGCGTATGCTCTTGCAAGCCACTGGCACGCTGGACAGCCAAGGCATGGTCAGCCAAGTCAGCCGAGACGGTGCGGGCATGAGCATGGCGGTGGCCACGATCATCAAGAAGTACAAGCGCACGCTGGTCAACTTCCAAGAGGACTTCCTGATCCCGTTTATCCAAAAAGCGGCGTTCAGGTACATGCAGTTCGACCCTGAGCGCTATCCAAGCGTGGACATGAAGTTCGTGCCAACAGCCACGCTGGGCATCATCGCCCGCGAGTACGAGCAGCAGCAGTTCATCGGTCTGTTGCAGACACTGGGGCCAAACACTCCAGTGCTGCCGCTGATCTTGAAGGGCATCTTGGGCAACTCCAGCCTGAGCAACCGCTACGAGCTGATGGCAGCGCTCGATCAGATGAGCCAGCCAGACCCACAAGCCCAGCAGATGCAGGAAGTGCAGCAGCAGTTGGCACTGCAAGCGGCTCAGGCTCAGATTGCGGTCAACACAACGCAGGCCGAGCAGAATCGGGCAGAGGCGCAAAAGCTGCTGACCGAAGCGCAACTCATGCCGCAAGAAGTGCAGGCCAAGGTGATCTCGGCAACAACGAAAAACCTGCCGACAGGCAACGAGTCGGCTGAGTTCGACAAACGGGTCAAGATCGCGGAACTGATGCTCAAGGAAGAGGACATCAAGAACAAAGGCAAGATCGTCGAGATGCAGATGGCTGACAAAGCCAATCAGCGGTCAAAAGACGAGAATTTCCTTAAAAGCATCATAGGCGACTGATGGACGCCAAGAAAATCCTGCTGTCTGGCGCATCAACCGAAGCAAAACTGGCGGCTATCGCCATTTTGCTCGGTAAAGAGCTGCCTGAAATCCGCGCAAAAGTCTACGAAGTCGAGAAGCTGCAAGGCCCACAGGGTGAGCCTGGCAAAGACGGTAAAGACGGCATTGTGGGTAGGGACGGGGCCGACGGTCGTGACGGCAAAGATGGCCGCGACGGCAAGGACGGCGTTGACGGTGAAGATGGAGACACAGGCGTCTCTATCGTAGGCGCTAAGATCGACTTTGACGGCTCTTTGGTCCTGACGTTTTCTGATGGCACTGTCACCAACGTCGGTGAGGTGGTCGGTGAGCGCGGTGCTCCAGGTTTAACCGGTATTCAAGGCGCGACTGGCCCAACGGGACCGCGAGGCAATACCGGCCTAACAGGCCCAACAGGTCCCACGGGCGCTCAAGGCCCGACGGGAGCGACGGGCGCTACAGGTAGCCAAGGGCCACAAGGTGCTGTCGGCCCAACTGGGCCGCAAGGCGTTCAGGGTATACAAGGTATACAGGGCGAGCAAGGAATCCAAGGCCCGACGGGTCCTGTTGGGGCTACTGGCCCTACCGGAAGCACGGGACTGACAGGAGCTACTGGCCCAACGGGTGCTACAGGTACGACTGGCCCGACTGGCCCAACAGGCCCGACAGGCGCACAAGGTCAAGGCATCCAGATTAAGGGGGCGGTTCCTACTGTTGGCGATTTGCCATCATCAGGAAATACACCTGGCGACGCCTATATTGTCGAATCCAATGGCAATCTCTATGTTTGGGACGGCTCGGCTTGGACCGATGCTGGTCAGTTAGTTGGACCGACCGGTCCAACAGGAGCGACTGGCCTAACTGGGGCTACTGGACCGACAGGGCCAACTGGCTCTACTGGAGCAACAGGTGCCACTGGTGCCGTAGGCCCAACAGGGCCAACAGGTTTGACAGGTCCGACCGGGCCGCAGGGTAATATCGGGCCTACAGGACCACAAGGTATCCAAGGTATCCAAGGTATCCAGGGCATCCAAGGGCCGACCGGCCCAACAGGGGTTCAAGGGCCAACTGGACCGACAGGAGCCACAGGACCAACAGGCGCGGCTGGCGCGGGTTTGCTTAACCTTGATGGTGGGTATCCAAACAGCGTGTACGGCGGCGTTAACCCAATAGATGCAGGTGGTGTGTAATGACAGTTCAGATTCAAATACGCAGAGGAACCGCCTCCACTTGGTCGTCGGTTAACCCGCTGTTGGCAGAGGGCGAGCTTGGTATCGAGCTGGACACCGACAAGTTCAAGATCGGCAACGGCACGGACAACTGGAATACGCTGCCCTACGCTACGGGGGTTCAAGGCCCAACAGGTCCCACTGGCCCCACTGGCCCCACAGGAGCCGCCTCTACAGTTGCAGGCCCAACCGGGCCTACTGGCTTAACAGGAGCTACAGGCCCGACAGGTCCAACAGGCGCAGATTCGACAGTCCCTGGTCCGACAGGTCCAACTGGAGCCACCGGCTTGACTGGCCCAACCGGCCCCACAGGTGCTACGGGCCTGACGGGTGCAACTGGGCCAACAGGGGCTACTGGTCTTACTGGCCCGACTGGCCCTACAGGAGATACCGGCGCGGCAGGCCCTACTGGACCGACAGGGCCGCAAGGCGTTGCTGGACCTACTGGTCCTACAGGAGCCACGGGTCTTACTGGTGACACCGGCCCAACAGGTCCAACTGGAGCCACAGGTTTAACTGGACCGACCGGGGCCACAGGCTTGACCGGACCCACGGGGCCGACAGGGGACACAGGTTTGACAGGGCCAACCGGACCGACCGGACCCACAGGCCCAAGTATTACGGTTCAGGATGAAGGATCAACACTGACAACAGCGTTGACCAGCTTGAACTTTACAGGCGCTGGAGTCACAGCCACAAACACGGGCGGCGCTGTTACAGTGGCTGTTACTGGCGGTGGTGGTGGCACTTCATCACCTATCCCCAAATTACAATCTTGGTCAATCGGAGCAATGTAAATGGCACAGAACACAAACCCTATTTTTCCGCTAATCCCTGTCAACGCTTGGGTAAGCGGACCCGCAGCTAACGCAGCAACTCCCGGTGTCACAGCTAACACCACCAAAGACCTGACCAGCGGCACGATCTACGGCCCGATTGAAACGGCTGGTGCTGTGGAAGGCTCACGGCTTGACTTTATCAAGGTCAGGGCGCTTGGCACTAACGTGGCAACTGTTATCCGCATTTGGATCAACAACGGCTCAGTTACAACCACAGCAACCAACAACACGCTTTACCTTGAGCGCACACTGTCTGCAACAACTGTTTCTGAAACAGCAGAACAGCCCGACATCATCTTGCCATTAGGCATCAGTTTGGCGGCAGGTTATCGTGTGTACGCCACCTTTGGCACAGCAGTAGCAGCAGGTTTCCACCTGACTGCTATCGGTGGGGATTACTAATGTTTACGGGGTTCGCATCCGAAAACACACCCGGCATTCAGGTGTGGGATTTTTCAAGTACTTTTGCAAGTACAACTGCTGTTCGCTCAGTATCTTTGGCAGATGACTGTGCTCCCGTCCAGTTATTTAGAACAGGTAGTTCAACAACTGCAATAGATGTTTATTTACCAACAGCCCCCATTGAAGGTAAAACCATTAGAGTTATTAACACTCAATATGCATCTTCTCGTCAATCTATAAGATTGCTATCCTCTGAAAATTCTGGAGATGGTGCAAACTCTCTTACTCCGGTTTATCAAATAGGATCGGGGCAAGTATTAGATTTAACTTACTCAAAAAATGCAATTTCTTATGGCTCTCTTAATGGAATAAGAAGAAGTGGATGGGTCTCTACAAATATGACCCCCGCTTCATCAGGAAATTATTACTCAACTGTTGCAAGTGGGAGAAATAATCATGCTTCATCTTCTCTTTGCGGCGTTTTTTCAGGCGAAAATAATATAGCAAGCGGTCAATATTCTTTTGTTAGCAGTGGGGCAAACAACAGCGCAAGGTCAAATTATTCATCTATTGCTGGTGGTTCAAATAATACAGCAGATGGGATATTTTCATTTATTGGCGGCGGCGATGGCAATACTACAAATAATTCATACTCAGCAGTGTTAGGCGGCGTATTTAGCAATGCTAATGGCGAATACAGTTTTATTGCCGGAGGCGGACGAGGGATTACTCGATCTATAACAGGTAATGTTGTCCTCCCCGCTTCTTTTCAGCCTGTCTCAAGCACCAACGGGTCGCAACAATCTGGACTTTTAATTCTTGGTCGTCAAACCACAGACGCAACCGCGACAAGGCTTGCAAGCGACGCAAACGCCGCGTCCACAACCAACCAAGTAATCCTACCCAACAACAGCGCCTACACATTCCAAGGCACTTGCATCGCAGCAAGAACTGCGGCTGGCGACACTTCCTCGTGGAAGTTTGAGGGTGCAATCAAGCGCGGTGCAAACGCTGCATCCACAGTGCTAGTTGCGGCTGTGACTCCAACTGTTATCGCGCAAGACGTTGGTGCTGTAACTTGGGTATTGGCAATCACTGCTGACACCACTAACGGCGGCATTAAAGTGGAAGTTACTGGCGCAGCAGCAACCACAATCCGCTGGGTAGTAAAAATCGAAACAACTGAGGTGACCTTCTAATGGCTCTGAAAATCTCTATCTCCACAAGCAACGTAGGCGTTCCATTCACAGACGCTTATGCCCGTATCACCAACATCTTTGGCAACAAAGATCAGGTGCAATACCAAGTGTCTGTGTCTGCCAATGCTGATGCTCGTGAAGCAAACGCACAAGAAGTGGCGCAACACGCTTTCTACTGCGCTACTCCACAAGGCAACTTGATGGACGGTCTGTATGCTGATCTGAAGCTGCAAGTCGGCTTTGAGGACGCTCAAGACTGCTAAGCATGAAAATAGCCGTCTACGCCATCAGCAAAAACGAAGCGCATTTCGTCAAACGATTTTGTGCTTCAGCCAAAGATGCCGATCTGATTGTCATTGCTGACACAGGCTCAACTGACGACACGATTCAGTTGGCAATGAACGCTGGCGCCAGAGTCTTTGAAATATGCGTAAAGCCTTGGCGGTTTGACAAAGCCAGAGATGCTGCCCTTGCCTTGCTGCCACCTGACATCGACATCTGTATCTCTCTAGACCTAGACGAAGTGCTAGAGCCGGGATGGAGAAAAGAGATTGAGCGTGTGTGGGCAACAGACACAACCAGACTGCGCTACAAGTTTGATTGGAGCAACGGGGTCGTGTTCTACAGCGAGAAAATCCACCATCGCTACGGCTACCACTGGCATCATCCAATCCATGAGTACATCCGAGCTGACAACAGAATCCCCGAGGTGTACGCACACACGGATATGCTGCTGGTAAGTCACCATCCTGACGAAACAAAGTCACGCAGCCAATATCTGCCCTTGTTAGAATTGGCAGTCAAAGAAGACCCGTATTGCCACCGAAATGCTTTCTACTACGCCAGAGAACTGACGTTTTACGCTCAGTGGAGAGAAGCCATCCCTGCGCTCAAAAAGTACCTGACAATGCCGCAAGCAAGCTGGAGCCATGAGCGATGCTATGCCATGAGGCTGTTAGGTAAGTCGCACGAAAATCTAGGCGAGATCAAAGAAGCTGAGAAGTGGTATCAGGGGGCTTGCCTTGAAGAACCAAACACCCGTGAGCCTTGGGTAGATTACGCCATGTTCTGCTACAACACCCATGATTGGGAGACTTGCTACTTTGCGGCGACCAGGGCGCTGAAGATCAAAGAAAAGCTGGAGGTCTACACGATGGACCCTGCTGCATGGTCTGACAAGCCACACGACCTGTGCAGCATCGCAGCGTGGCATCTAGGCCATAAAGACAAGGCAAGACAAGAACTGGACGAGGCTTTAAAATTCAAGCCCGACGATCCTCGTCTACTTGCCAATAAGGAATGGATGCAATGAGCACGATTAACGCAACAGAAGCGAGGTTATCCACCCATGAAGAGGTCTGCGCCATTCGTTATGAGCAAATCAACGCTAGGCTAAAGCGCATTGAAGGCATCATGATGAAGACTGCTGGTGTCATGATCTTGTCGATGGCCGGGACGATTTTCTCGGCTGTGTGGATACTGAAATGAGAGACTTTGCCGAGGCTTTTGTCGCGGCAGTCTTTCTTGTGGGTATTGTTGTTTGGACCGTCAAAGTTGTAATTGAGGTGTTGAGATGATTGCAGAAATTGCCGCCGCCAATGCAGCTTTTGCGGTTATTAAAGGCGCTTTGGCAAACGGCAAGGAGCTGCACCAGCTTGGCTCACGGGTCTTTGATTACTTTGACAACAAGGCCAAGATTCAAGAGAACGCTACAAAGAAGGGTGGCGGCTCTGATCTTGAAGAGTTCATGGCGCTGGAGCAACTGCGCCAGCAAGAGGAAGAACTGCGTGAGCGCATGGTCTACGCAGGTAGGCCCGGCATGTGGAACGATTGGCAAAAGTTTCAAGCTCAAGCTGCCCGTAAGCGCAGGGAAGATGCTGAAGCAGCAGCCAGAGAAAAAAAGCGCAGAGCAGAGCGACTAGCGCAGTTGACTGAGTACATTGCCCTTGGCATGGCGTCCGTGGTCTTAGCGGGGCTAATTATCTACGGCATCGTGCTGTACATGCTGCACCTGAGATGAGCGACGAGAAGCTGAACGCCAACACCACACTCGACAAGGTGCTCGGGTATGTGGACTCGCCGTT